TGCTTCCAACTGACCTTCGTGGTCGTCAGCAGCTGCTTTTAATTTAGCAAATGGACCTTTCTTTTTCTCTTCTTCTTTAGAAACTTCTTTTACTTCTTCCGACATCTGACAAGAGTAAGGCTCAGTTATTTATAGAAAATTTTCTATTTTTCAAAGTTAGACAAATATTTTAAGTATAAAGCAGATGCTTCTAAGTGTTTACCTTCGCTATTAAGTTTTTTAACCCTTTCCAGAACTTTCTTTTTAAAGTTCGTAGATTTCAATGTTTCCTTCATCTTCTTCGTCTCCTATGTATTCTAGAGAAACGATTTCGTGATCGTCTAGATTTGGATTCAACCATTCAGAGAACTCTTGTTGAATAGCACAAGCATCTTCTATACTTTCAAGATCAAAATCTCCAGAACAGAGATCATGCATTCTATCAACTGCCCAATCATGCGTTAATCGAAGAGTTTTCTCCAAAGTTTCCATAATCTTTTCGCATATAGCGTCCTAGAATATTGCTATTATAGTACGCGGGCGAACCGTCGTCAAGAGATTCCGACAGCACATTATTTAGGAACAACTGTTTTGTTTCTTCATAATTGCACACACCTTTTGTAGTATGAAGACTCAGTATTTCTCTACTGAAGGTCTCTTTACCATACTTTTTAATATCTTCTTTCAACTCTGGACAAGATCCGTAATATCGCTTCCAATCGGATTCTTGCTTTACTTTTCTTTTCTTTCCTGGTGGTTTTCTAAAAGACCAAAAATACTTTCGCCCAATGTACGATCGTCCGTTGGACTTATTGGTAATGAGATAAACAAACCCAAAGTAGTCCCCAATATCATCAGAGTCAAAAATCTTGCCATCATAAGTCCACTCATTATCATAGCTCATACTATAAAAGTCTTAGAGCTATTATTTATCTTTAACCCTAGCAAAGCGATTCTACATAAAAAAAGGGGGTTTGTCAACCCCCTTGAAGAATTATTTGTCCATTCTGCGTTTTGCTTTGTTACCCGATCCTCTATCGGTTTCTGCCCCGCGTCCCTTACGACCAGATCTCTTAGGAGCATTAGGTCCAGGTCCGTCAGTTTCTCCAGCAATATTGCCCTTTGATCTCATAGAATACTTACTATGGAGAGCACTGGCTGCCATGCCTTTTGGTCTGCCTTGGGTCTGCATTACACGCTTAGCAGCAGCGTGCATTTTGGGTTCGTCATAACCCTCAGCAAACGCTAGGATCTCTTCCTGGGTCATGGAGACCATCAACTTCATTGCCTCCTTCTCAGACGCTCCCTCGTCGATTAGGTGCCCCTTAACGAGGTCGAAAAGGTCTAAGTCCTGATTGAGCATTCTCTCTCTAGGACCAAGTTTAGGACCACCTGCTTTGAGTGCTTGTGCTCTTGCACTCATTTGTGGTTTTGGTGCAGGAGCTTTTACTGATTTGTCACCAATCATATCACTGGTTACATTTGGAGCACCAGTTTGCTGTCTGATTTGAGAAGCCTGTCTCATTTTCTTCAGATCATCAAGATCTGAAGAGATTGAAGGTCTCTTTGCTGCTACTGGTTCTGGTTTTGCTGCTACTGGTGCGGGTTTTGCTGCTACTGGTGCTGGTTTTGCTGCGGGTTTTGCTGGTTGGGTAGAGGAAGATGAAGATCCTCCTCTGGAAACATAACGAGATCTCTCTGCGTCGCTAAAGTTACTTGCAGTGAACTTTCCAGTTGCTTTATCAAGTTTACCTTCTACACCACCTTTTTTAGCAAGAACGACCTGGGAAGGTTTTGGTCTTGGTTTTGGTTTTGGTTTTGCGTCCGAGGCAGACAAAGAACCAGGTTCCAGTTTAAAAATTTTTTCTGCTGCTGCTCTTTTTTCTTCTGGTGTAGCTGCGGCAGCTCTAGCTTGTGGAGTATTTGCTGCAGATCGTCCGCTTCTCTCAATATTCCTTGCAATCATCTGTGTGTTACCAGGCACTTCTACCCTTGTACCATCCCTTTTTACTGCAAATGGTGTGCTTTTTGCCACCCTATCTTTAAGAGCTGCCTCTCCTCCTCCTTGAAGGAAAGCAGTATAATCAGATCCTCCAGTTCTTTTTTTATACTCGGATGCTTTTGCAGCATACGCTTGATCATTTGCAACTTTTTTTCTTACCGCATCACTTACTGGAAGTGGTTTTCCATCAAATCCTTTTAGAACTTCATCAAGTTGCTCGCCATCATACATTCCCTCATGTCCCTCTGCTGTAGGATGAGATCCTTCCTCTAGGACCTTCATCTCGCTTACTGGAACGCCCTTCTCGATGCCATGAGAGAACTGAACGTCATAGTGACTTACAAACCCATGTCTGTCGGGTACAGCGTGTTGTCCGTACACACAGGTGCCTTCACCAAACTCTTCATGGCATACTTTTTTGGCACAATTATGCTCGGTTTTCTCTGATGCTGCGGTGCAATCTTCACCTTTCTTCTCTTCCTTCTTCTTTCCATATCCCTCATAAATTGAGGCATATGCATCGGCAAGAGACCCAGCACCTGTTCCAGTAAGTCTAGACATTGTAATTCTATCTGTTTTCTTGTATTTTTATTTATAAAAAAAGAGGGTCCAAAGACCCTCTTTCTTAATCGGGGATATCCCCGTATGCTTCATATCCGTTATATTCTCCGAACATATAAGAATCAGATTTTGCTGCTTCCTTATATGCCTCCAGAGACTCCTCAGGCGTTATGCAGGTACATTTACCACAACCGCCTTTACAACTGGAATCCAGAGAAGGAGTCTTTGGTAACGTCTTGCTTGATTCCTCCAACAATGTAAGATTCGACTTCTGTTTCTTGGGGTGCCACTTGAAGACCCTTAGAAGAGATCCAATGCTCTGTCCAAGGAAGTGGGTTATTCTTTGCTGGTATGTCATAGATCGGTTTAAGTCCAATTGCTTTCATCCTACGATTAGCAATCCACTCAACATACTGCTGCAACAGTTTGTCGTTCAAACCAATCATTGAACCATCTTTGAACAAATACTCTGCCCAAAGTTTTTCTTGATTGACTGCATTTTCAAATGCCTTGTAGAACCAACCCTCTTCTTCTTTTGCGATTTTCTTCATTTCAGGATCATCACCATCCATCCATTTCTTCAGAATGTTCTGAGTAATGGCAAGGTGCTGGTTTTCATCTCTAGCGATTAGAGAGATGATTTTTGCACTTCCTTCCATAAGCTTGAGTTCGCCAAAAGCAAAACTGCAAGCAAATGACACGTAAAAGCGAATACCTTCAAGAATATTAACGTTTGCAACTGCTCTGTAGAGTTTGCGCTTAAGTTCATACCTTGCTTCCTGTGCGTAGTAGATTCCTTCTAGTGCGTGCTGCCATTCTTGCGAATTATCATACTGATGGGCAGCATTGATGAAATCATTGTATGCCTGAGTAACACTCATGGCACGCTCTACGATACGATCATCGCTCAGAATGTGATCAAACACATCTGAGGGGTCTGAATAAACGTTTTTGATAACATAGGTATAGGAGCGACTATGGATCATCTCCATAAACTCCCAGACCTTCATACATGCTTCCAGTTCAGGAAGAGAACAGTATGGTGCAAATGCCATACCAGGACCACGACCCTGAACAGAGTCGAGCATAACCTGATACTTCAGATTAGAAGTAAAAATATGCTTCTGTTCTGGGCGTAGAGTTTGATAGTCTGAACGATCCTTTTGGAGAGAAACCTCCTCAGGACGCCAGAAATATCCTAGTTGTTGTGTGGTCAGTCTGTCAAAAACTGGATACTTGTAAGAATCATATCTTTGAATACCAAGTGGTTTACCAAAGAACATTGGTTGTTTTTTAGTATCTACCTCCTCTGAATTAAAGACGGTCATAGAATCGACCATAGGTCTTTCCTCTTTATTTGTTTTAAATCTTACAAGACTCACAGTCTTCCTCCTCGGCGTTTTCTAGTTGAGAGATTAGATTTTCAAGAGACTCTTTTGTCTCTTCGACCTCATCGGTCTTAATGTCGTAGGTGTTTTGATAATAGCTGGTCTTCCAGCCGTATTTGTATGTAGTAAGAAGGTCTTGTGCCATGACTGACACGGGAACTTCATTATCAGGATACTGAGTTGGATTATAACTCCAATTGCCGCTGATTGCTTGGTCGAAGAACTTTTGCATTACAGCAACAATATTAATATAACCACGATTGGACTCCATATCCCAGAGAAGCGTGTAATTATTCTTAAGAGATTGATATTGTGGAACAATCTGCTTAAGGGGTCCTTTCTTACTCTTCTTAATGGACAAGTATACTCTAGGAGGTTCGATTCCGTTTGTGGCATTTGACACAACGGAACTGCTCTCCGAAGGCATTTGTGCGGACAATGTTGAGTTC